GCAAAGCCCCTTTTGATCCTCTCCCATCTACTGTACCTGATATATCGTAACTATCACATCCAAAAGCCCCAAAGTCTTCATTGCCAGGGTATTTTATACCATTTTTTATAGTAACTTTATTTTGCAAATGATACGGAGGTGTCCACGTAATAAAAAATCTACCATTTTTATTTGGCATAAAAATTACTTTAGTATCTTTTATACCATTTTCCCATTGAAAATTACCCTGAGTAACTAAACCACTATATTTAGCTTCTTCAACATAATCTATTTGTTCATATATTTTTGACAAATTAAACAATGATTGTTTTGCTTCATCCCTAAAGGCGTGTTCTTGTGTTCTTGGAAATTGTCTATAAAATTCATTTAAGGCATCTTGATCGGATTTTAATCCTTCTACTTCATTTTGCCAGTATTCAATTACCCCAGTGTCAATCCATTGGCCATCAATCCCTTTGACTTTTTCATCAGGGGTGTCGAATACAGGTAATCCATGCATGTCAATGAATCCTTCGTAATTCCATTCCATAGGTATGAACAAACTATATAGTCCTGTACTAGTCTGTCCATTGCGGTTTCTTTTTGTAACATCCGAGCCATTATAAAGTTTTTTAAAGTTTTCACCTCCTTTATCTAACGCATTTGATGTAGATCCCATCATACACTTACCAACTATCTTGCTTCCTAATCTTAAAGTAGTTTTAGTTACACGCCAGTTGTTTAATATATTATCAGGGCGTTCCCATTTACCAGATTCATCATGAATCAATAATTTTAATTTTTCACCATCATAGCTGTTATCCCCTGTATTTTTCCAGTCAATGGTTGTATCTAGGCCATCAATATCTTCCAGCTCTTCTCCTATTTCAATTTTTTTCCTAGTTAATTTTGACGCTGGAACTCTATAGGCGAGCTCTGTTTTCGGCCTATCCATTCCGTCTTGTATCGGCTTGAAAAAAAACGGGTAGTTTGTGGATATGGGTACAACTTTATCGGTAAACATTTTTTTTGCATCTGCACCCGTCTTTGATAAAATTCCAAATCTAGCATCGCTTGATATTGTTGCCTGGTTAACAGCCTCCGACGATCCCATAAAGCTAAATCCAGACCGTCTATTTTTGAGATAGATAATGCCATAACATCTTTCATCGGCCTTACAGGCTTCCCAAAATATAAAGAATAGTCTATTTGATTCCCTAAAGTCTGCTGCCCCAACATCAATCTTGGTGTGTTGCAAGTACATATAATGAGAACCAGTAATATAAGTTGGAATACCTTTATTATAAAACGCAAATCCTTCATCTCTATATTTAAATTCATTATCAATATAATCGTACCAATTTTCTTTAAAGCTATCTGGGCGTTTATTCCAATCAAATACAGACTTTATTTTAATTAATTGTTCTGGAAAAGGAAGTTTTTCCCAATACTGGTCTGCTTTAACTTTACTTCTTTGATAAGCTTTATCTATTAATGGTAAGCCAATTTTTAGATTTTGAATTTCATATATCTCACCAACCGTACCATCTTTACTTATAACTACTAAGTCGTACTCTTTATTATAGCCGTAATTAAATTTTTTTAATCTATTTAATCTTTTTAAAGTATTAGGTTTTATATGTTTATCTAATACTTTATATAATGTTTGTTGATACATTATTTAGATCTTTTTTCAGCAAACCCTCCAAATTGCTTTGAAGCTGTGTCATTATTTTCTAATAATTTTTTTTCTGATTCTATTCTTGTAAGAATTTCAAATGCATCAAATATGGCTAATTTTTTTGTAGCGGCTGCATTTTTTAATCTATCAGCACTAATATCATCATCACTATCTACAATAGCTTCCTTGGCCACTTTTATTAATTCCTCAACCGCTTTTTGCCCAGCTTGGATTATATTTAATTTCGTTTCCTTGATGTTCATATTTAATAACAATATCATTTGATTTCATACAATATAAAAGCTCATTATCAATAATAAATTCCCATTCACTATTTGGCGTATACCCTACTAGGTCGCCAGGGGCTATTTTAAGCTTGTTTAAGACACTATTACCATATCTTAATATACCAACAAGGCTTTTAGTTTTATCTAGAGTTAAATTGTCTCTATTTAAAATTGGTTTTACAAAACAACGGTCCATAAAAGATTCCCATTTATTTTGTTTTTTATACATATATATTTGATCAGGTTGGCAAAAATAAAGATTGTCTTTAAAATATTTACTACTATTTTTTTCTTTACCCCTAATATCGTAATACCTTCTAAATACGTTATGGTGTATAATTACGTGATCCCCAGGCTTTATTACAGTTTTGTAAGCAAGTGGAGCACTTATTACCTTAGCTGTTTTATTTACAAACTTAAAAGATTCAATTTTTGTATTTAAAATTAGCTTTAAATTGTCTACTTCTATAGTATTATTATATCTTTCACCAATAGGTTCAACAATAAAATCATAAAGACTATTCATATTTTAAATCATATTCTACGGAGATTGCCATATTAGTATTGAACTTTTTCCATGGTACTACCTCATCACCTTTTTTAATATGAATATTATAAGAACCGTCAGTATCTTCAAATATGATATAAGCTATTTTATGACCACCGTAGACTTCTTGCCCTATAGAGTAATGCATAGCATCATTTTTATAATCAGCTCCGATACTGATCTTTCTTATAATACTTGACATTTTATTTTATTGTTTAATTTCTGATTGATCTATTTCTGTGTAAATTCCAGTTTCTAAATCTACACTTATAGCCCCGTATTCTTTTTCTAACTCTTTTTTATACTCTTCCATTTCTTGAACCAATCCAGAGTATTCATGCAATAATACATGCTTTTGTTGTTCTAAGAATCCTACATCCCTCAATTTATTACTCATTGAAATCTGTTGGTCTTTAATTTTAGCTAATTGCTCTTCTGTTACTTTTTTTTCTTCTACTTTTTTCATTTGATTAAATTTAAATTAATTATTATTACTTTGATTTATCTTTTATTTTTTCAAAGGTCCTAAGGCCTCCTAGCCCTAGCATACCTAACAAAACAGTCATTAAATGTTCCATTTGTAATGCAGGAGGTATACTTTCCGGTTTTACTACCCATATAAATAAATCTCTTATTACAAAATTATACATTAAAGCTATCCCGCAAATCCACCCTATAAATGGACGCCACCCAGCAACAAATATAGTTCTGTGCTGGGCTTCAATCTCATTTATTTTAGTTTGTATTTCAATTAATTCTTTAGGGTCTAACTCTTTGCCTTTAATAGCTTCCCGTATTTCCCAAGCTAGGCCACCTGCAACAGATTTATTTCCGTTGTTACCTTTTAATAACCCAACTAGTAATTTCCACATTTTAAATTAACTAATTATAAACCTTTTATAGCATCTCTTCCTCGAGATCCAGGTATATTAGCCATTTTTTGACGTCTTTTAGACTCTTCAGGTGATGCAAATCCTATTCTAGCGGCTTGATTAATTGATAATTTACCACCTGATTGTAGATACTTTTCATATTCAGCCTGTATTTTAGGGCTTTTAACATTAATACCCTCTTGAATATTTTTTCTTTCAGAGCCAGAAAGTCTTTGACCACTTTTTGGGTCAATATGCCCTGGTTTATGCATTTCCATAGCAGATCCCTTATAAGATCCACCCATAGCAACAGGAGAGCCTGCGGCCATAGAATGTTTTGACATCCAAGACGCTTGTTTTACAACAGGCATATCTTTGTTTAAGTTCTTTTTTTCTTGATTGGCGGACTCACCACCATATCCAAATCCTTTAGGCATAATTTTAATTTTTAAGTTATTTGTTTAGTTTTATTATAAGCTTCTTTTTCCCAAGGTAGGGTGGGACTCCCTTCTTTCATTTTGGACCTTGAATAAGTTTTACCTTTCCAATATACGTTTTTATCATCATAATTTAAGTCCCCTCTTTTAAATTGATCTACATGAACCATTTCATGATCTACAACTTTTTTTATTGCAGAAGGATTTAAATTTTTATTTATTATAATGCTACCATTATTGTTTGCTTTGCCTAAAACATTATCTTCTAAATCTACTGTATAAATAGGTGTATTATTCAATGCGTAAGGTGGGAAAATTTTAAAAGCCATTATTTATATGGAAATATTTTGTTTAACTTTTCTTTTCGATGCTTACAACCGCACGGTATGTTCAAACCTTTAGAAACAGTTTCAACTACAGACTTTATACCCGTAGCTTTTGTTATTGTTTCTATAGTATCTCCTACCCCCTTAGCCTTTTGCATTATCTTAAAATTAATATTTTTTATAATAAGTTGGAGCCACCAATTGTGCAGGATCAACGGGAGCAGTCGGGACTACATTAGTAGCTGGTGCCATAGGAGACACTGGAACAGGAACTTGTGCTACAGGATTATAATTTGAATCTAGCGGCATCTGTTGCAAGTTTTGTGCTTGTGCTAATCCCTGAGGTTGGCCCATTAATCCAGCAGGTGAAGAAAATCTAGGGTGTGATCCAGAATAACTACCCGCATAGCCTTTACGACTGTGTACATTATGCTCTAGGTTTTCTAAATAATGCAATCTAGCTTTATCAGTAAGATTTTTATTATAAGCTTCTTTCAAGTCGTATTTATTTGCTTTGTCCATTTTTTTATATTTTATATATTTTATTTTTTATTTTTCCTACCAACCCTACTTTTACCGCTAACAGCATTTGGTATATCACCTAATTGATTCCCTACTTCTTTTACAGCAATACTAACATCTTCAATTTCTTGGGCCACTCTCTTTGCTCTTTCCTTAATTTCAGTTGCAATATCTTCAACAGAATCTGCTATAAAATCTTTATCTGCATCTTTTATTTTACCAGTATAAATATTAATTAAATAAAAATTTAGTAAAATTGATAGTACAGAAATAATTGATAAAATAATTGTAATTGTGTCCATGATATATAATTTATTTTAACAGTTCCATTTTCTTCTTGCGGCTTTACCTCTTTCACTTGTCCAGCTTTTTGAACGCGCACAGAAAGATTTTCTTCTTTTCCAGGCTTTACTACCTTTTTTTAATTCAGAAGGCGGGGTTGTTACAGCTGTACTTAATTTACTACCTGGATTATCTTTGCGATATTTTTTAACCCCTTTTTCTGTCATACCGCCACCGGCTTTACTACCAGTGCCACCATTCTTTTTTACTTCTGCGTAATATCCTAAAGATTTTTTGCGAGATGGAGCATCTCCTTTTTTCAAGAATGGAGAAGAATTTTGAGAATAAGCCATTATTTATTTTTTTAAATTAATCCACCTTGATAAAGTATAACCAATTGTAACTAATAATAAAATTATTTTCAATGATACTTCTATTTGTGTCATAGTTACACCTAACGTAATAATGTTTGCTACGTATAACTTTATATCTGAGATATCCATGGCTACTACTTAAAAGCTTTAGCTTTCTGAGTAATGGGGCCGGCGGAATAAGATACGGGGTATTTTTTTACCTCCATACCATTAATGCCTGAGCTAGAGCCCTTACCCATTGGAAAGCCATCAGTGTCTAATGGGCCATCCCATACCGCGTTGGCACCTACAACTCCAGCTTTTTCAATCAAACTGATTTTTGGATCTTTTAGTTTCATAATTATCTATATTTATCTTTATTAACATTATCAATAGAAACCTTTAATACTTTATTAGTGTAGGTTTCGCCTTTCATTATTACGTTTCTTCGCTCACTGGTTGGAATATCTTCTATGCCTAACATCATTTTATACATCCTATTTATAAGCTGTTTACCTTTAAAAGAAACCCTGTATATATGGTATTTTTGGGTAGTCATATTTCTTTTTCTCCATACAACAATCCAACCTTCTTTTAATAAACTATTCCATCTTCTATTATTCCAACTATAAGAATAAGCACCCATTTTAAAATCAATTTTAGTAAACAGGTCAATACAATCAAGATATATTAAAAGTTCTAAGTCTGCATCAGTTATATTATTATTCTTTGCAGCCCACTTACGTATTATTCTATAATGTTTTAGCAAGTTCATATCTTTGACATCTCTTGCTTCTAACCTTTTCATAAAACTATTACTATATCAGAATCTTTTATTACTTGGTATATTTTTTTATCTATTTCAATATTATGACCAGCATGTCTATCATAATAGATATAATCATTTTCTTTTATACCTTTAATTTCAGAGCCAATAGATATAACTTTTGCTTTATTATATCTTAAATCTTCTCTTTGCTTTTCACCAAGTATTAATCCCCCTTTAGTTTTTGAAGATCCTTGTTTTTCTTTTTCTATAATTAAGTTTCTACCTATTGCCTTCATTAACTCTTAAATTATTAATTATACAATCGGTAGATAAAATAGTAGTTGCAACAGATGCAGCATTTTTAAGTGCAGCTTTAGTTACAAGCAACGGATCAATTATTCCTGCTTTAACCATTTTAACTGACTTGCCTGTTATCACATCTAAGCCCCATCCTTTTTTTTCTGAATGTGGTTCATTGATATTAGCATTATCTAAAATAGTGTAATATGGAGCTTTAATTGCATTAAAAAGTATGCTTTCAGCTTCATCTTTAGGTTTGATAAACATAGAAGCATTTAACAAAGCTACCCCACCGCCTGCAACAATACCTTCTTTAATAGCGGCTTTTGTAGCACAAATAGCATCTTCTACCCTATCGGTTTTTTCTTTTAATTCTATACTTGAATCTGCACCAACTTTTACAGTAGAAATTTTAGCTGATAATCTGGCTATTCTTTTCTCAAGTTTTTGTATTTCAGGTGGTACAGTTGCTTTTTTAAGATCTTGCTTAACACTTTTAATTAATTCTTCTACAGCTTCGGGAATATTAGATACTTTAATTATTGTTTCAGTATCATTAGTAACAGCTTTTTCACAAAAGCCTAAATGCTCAGGTTGAATCAAATCCATATCATCACCTAAATCTTCATTTATTACTGTAGCACCAGTTAATAAAGCAATATCAGAAAATGTATCTTTTCTGTTAACTCCATATACTGGAGCATTTACAACATTTACTTTTATATTACCTTTTACTTTATTCATTGCTAATGCTGAAATAACCGTTGGATCCATGTCAGCAATTATAAGTAGAGGTTTATTATTTTTAATAACAAACTCTAATATTGATTGTATTTTTCTTATATTTTCAACTGGAGATTCTATAAGTAATACATAAGCTTTTTCTAATTCAGCAACTCTATTATCTTTTTTAGTAATAAAATGAGAATTAATTAATCCTTGTTCATATTGAATACCATCAATTAGTTCCGCGGTAGTTTCTGATGATTCAGTTTGCTCCATCATAACAATACCTGTTTCATCTACTAATTTGAAAGCTTCCGCAATAACTGAACCTAATTCTTTATCATTGTTTGTAGATATAGTAGCAACTTGATTTATCATATCCCCCGTTACTTTAACAGAATTATTTTCAAGATACTTTATTACTTTATCTACTGCATTATCAATACCCTGTTTTACTTTTCTGGGGCCAAGTTCTTTTAATTTAGGATAGGCTTGTTTTAATATTGAGTGCGCTAGCACTGTAGCCGTTGTCGTTCCGTCGCCAGCTTCTTTAACAGTTTTCCTAGCAGCTTCTTTTAAAAGCGTAGCACCCATGTTTTCTATAGGGTCTAATAATATAATTGAATCTGCTACAGTTACTCCATCTTTTGTAATAACAGGTTTTCCCGCCCCATCTTCTAATATTACACGTTTACCGCTAGCCCCTAATGTGGAGCTAACGGCTTTCGTGAGTTTTTCTATACCTTCAAATAATTGCTCCTTAGCTTCGTTTCCAAAGCTTAGGTTTTTGACGATTGCGTCTGACATAATTTAATTAAATTTAATTTAAGTATTTTATTTAAAAGGTTTTTACAACAACTGGTCCTTCTGAAAGTTTTAATTTTTTAGTGTAATGTTCAATTGAAGACTCTATTGCTTTTTCAGCTCCTTCAATTGTTTCACGTCTTGTAATTCCAGTCCAGTTTTTGTTAAAATCAATCCATTCAGCTTGGTAATAGCCATTAGGAAGCTGTGTTATTCGCCAATTTTTTTTCTTAATGTAACGCCTCCACAGTTTTAAGGTTGATTCTGAGATTTGGTTGCTTGCATTAGTTTTTAAACTAACTTTAGCGTCTGACCATGAATTGGTTTTGTAATAATAATAAGTCATTTTTTTTGGTTTAAATTAGTTTTAAGGTTATGGTTTATAATTACTCGTAATTATTTAGGTTTACATTTTATATTATTAAATCCCAGGAAAGCATATTTTCATTCCATTTATATTCCTGCCCATCATTTGGTTTAGATACAGGTGCTTCCCAAGAACACGTATTTTCATTTAATACCCAGCTTTCAAAAGGCTTTGGTGGAATAAAAGCATTTCTAGTAATATCAAATGTATATCCTTTTGCTGCAAATCTTTTTCTGAATGAGCTATTATATGAAGTCTGGGCCCAATTTGTTTCATTGCCAAATAATGATTTACAAAAATCAATACCTAATGATTCTTCTTCTTCATTATTATTATTTGTTATTACTTCATTATTAACAACTAT